CGCCATTAAGTCTCGAACGTCAAAAATTTGTAGGGCTATTCAGAACGAAATTTTTGCACTTCGTTCTTGAATGTTGAAAGTAAAAGGACAATGGAAGCAATCAAACTAAGCATCGGGTTCCGGGAGTGGTCGAAGCTCCCCGACTTCGTGGCGATGATAAACGCCGAGGCGGAAATGTTCGCCTATGAGATAGACAACACTACGGCGCTAATCGTAACGCAAGGCTGCTGCGGCACGGCATGGGTCAAGGCACAGGTGGCGCGATGGTTTGAGGACCAATACACAGAAACAATCAAAAAGTAAAAGGATATGAGAACAGCAGTTACAGAGCGTTACATCGACGCGACAGAGGAAGTGCGGGCGAAGCTCGCCAAGACGTTCAACGTGACCCCGAAATTTGTGTATATGTGTCTGACGTATCGCGCGGACAGCGAAAAGGCGCGTAAAATCCGCTATACGGCGGTGCATGTGTACAAAGCGAAAGCGATGCGCCACTGCCCGGAGTGCGAGACCCTGCACAACGTCACGGAGGACGGGCGCGACCTCATGGTGCAGAACTTCGATAATGGCATAAAGCTGGAAATCGATAAGCAGACCGGCGTAGCAGTTGTGTATGACCGCAAAGGCGCAGTGCTTTGCAGTCGCAAAATAGAAAAATTTCCCGAACTGTCGGAACTGCAATTATATGCTGAAAACCTTTGAGTATGGAAACAGTAAACGGAAAAACTTGCATTAGTTACGCAGAGCTTACAGATGGCATTATCACAGCGTCTAATCTTAAAGCAATGGTAAGACGTGGGAAAATACGCCAGGTCAGGCTCGGTGGAAATGGAAGAACCGCATTGTATGATCTCGAAAGTCTTCCTATGAGAGTACAGATTGATGTATTCCACAGATATGGCAACCCCTATATTGTTTCATTTGGGGAAATAGCACCGAAGTCTTCAGATATTGCATATTATTCATGCATTGTTCTTCCCAATGGGAAAAAGTTATCTCAGGAATATATTGAAAAATATTCTTATGGGTGTGCTGTGCTTTCACGGTGTATTGAATTACACTCAATTGAAAATGTCACATGGGAGAAATTGGCTGAAGCCGTAAGAAGACTTTCAGCCAAATATAAAAGCTGTTTACCAAAAAGTGCAGCAGGTTTACGACGAAAGGCGCATAATTACATTAACAATGGGGCAGCCTGCCTTGTAAGTTTAAAATTTGGCAACTCTAACGCTTCAAAGTTATAGTATGGAGATAATTGATGGTAAAGTTTGCATAAGCTATGAGGAGCTAACAGGTAGAATAATCACCCCTGCGAATTTAAACAACTTAGTAAGTCGCAAAAAAGTAGTACGGGTGCAGAGAGGTGGCAATGGCCGTGTGGCGTTGTTTGACCCAGATAGTTTGCCCTTGAAATATCGGACGGAGGTTTACAAGCGTTGGCCGGACCTGAAAGAGCAGGCGGAGAGCAAAGAGTTCATTGACACGGTGGAGCCGGACGGCGCGGCCTTTGACTTTTTCCAGAGCTATACGCTGAGCGACGGCCGGCATTTGCCTGAGGACAAAGTTTTGGAGTATGCCAGCAACGCGGCAATAATGAACGCTTTCCGCGCTTGTTGGGACGCTCATGTGAGCAAGCGGCAGCGGAGCGGCAAACGCACCACACTGGCAAAAAAGTTTTGGGCGCGTGCCGCTGCGGCATTGCCGAGGCTTGCCGACCGCTTCCCCCATTCGCTGCCTGGAAGCCCCCGGCGGCTGTCGATGAAATGCGCGGAATATGTGCGCGAGGGTTACGCCTGTTTTATCTCCGGCAAATTCCAGAACGGCAACGCCGGCAAGGTGCTGACCGAGGAGCAGGTGGGTTATCTCGCCACCCTGATAAACGACCCCAACAACGTGCAGGACACCAAAGTGGCAGCGGCCTACAACGCAAAAGCGCGGTTATTTGGCTGGAAAAAGATAACGGCGGCAGCCGTGGGCGTATGGCGCGAGAAGCTGCAATTAGAGGCGGCGGCCGGCCGTCTGGGCGTTACGAATTTCCGCAACCACAAGACGATGCAGGTGAAGCGGAGCCGCCCGACCGCTCCGTTCCTGATGTGCTCGCTTGACGGCTGGACCGTGGAGCTGCTGTATCAGAAAACGAGGACGGACAAAAAGGGGCACAACGTAACGACCTACACCAACCGCCTTACAATGGTGGTAGTGCTTGACCCGTGCGTGGATTATCCCATGGGCTACGCGGTGGGGGACCATGAGTGCCCAGAACTTATCAAGGCGGCATTGAGGAACGCGGCAGTCCACAGCCGCGAGCTGACCGGCCAAATGCTGAGATATAATCAGGTGCAGAGCGACCGCTACGCGATAAGTTGCATGAAAGAACTGTATGCCGTATTAGGCGACAAGGTGATCCCGGCACAGGCGCACAACGCCAAGGCCAAGCCGGTGGAGCCATATTTCAACCACCTTAACACGACATACTGCCAACTGTGCGCGAACTGGGGCGGCTACGGAGTAACGACCGACCCGAAGCGACAGCCGAACAGCGAGGCACTGAACAGACGGCGGCACAGCTTCCCCGATGAAGCGGGAGTCCGCGCCCAGATAGACGAAATGATGAGACTGGAGCGGGCGCAAAAGGTGTGCAAGCTCATGGAGAAACTCTCCAACCTCAAACCCGAGCACAGGCTGGTAATGAGCCGTGAGATGTATCTGCTGAACTTCGGCGCAGAAACAGGCTTTAAGAACGTTTTGGAGGGCTGCGGCCTGCGCCCCACCATATTAGGAGTGAAGCGAGATTATGACTGCTTCGAGTTGAGCTTCCGCGACCATGCTTCGGAGCGGTGGACGGTGAAATACGACCCGGACGACCTGCACGAAGTCCTGGCGGTGAGCGAGGACGGCACCCACCGCTACATGCTTGAGGAAAAGTATGTGCAGCCCATGGCTCTTGCCGACCGCAAGCCCGGCGACGCCGAACAGCTCCAGAGAGTGCGCGACTACAACAAGGCGCTGGAGGCAGAAACCGCGCGGCGCATGGGTGATCACTTCGCGGGGGCGCGTCGAGTGATAGAGCGGGCGGAGGAACTTCCGATATATCAGACCCCGGCGCTGGGCTCGTGTATGGAAGACCGGCTCATGCTGACCGACAGCCGGGGGCAGCACAAAGACAACCGCAGCCGCAACAGACTTGCCGCCGCCGACATTGAAGCATTAGAGGTGGAAACCGTTGAAATACCCGTAACGCGGCAGGGCGATGACGTGGAGGCCTACAAAGTAACAGATTATTCAATTTTTTAAGACGTAAAAGGACATGACACAGGAACAGAAACAACAGATAAGCGATCAGCTCCGCGCGTATGTGGAGCAAAAAGGGAGCGGCAACAAAGCCGCCGCGTCGATGAACGGCGTTAGCAGCGCAACAATCAGCAAAGTGCTTGCAGGGAAGTGGGAAACCATAAGCGAGGACATGTGGCGCAGCATCGCGGCGCAGACCGGTCACAAGGCCGAGGGTTGGCAGTTGGTGCCGACCCGCGCCTACAAGGCTATGACTTTTGCGCTGGAGAACGCGCAGCGCGACAGTCTGGTAATGGCCGTAATCGGGGAAGCCGGGAGCGGCAAGACCGAGGCAATAAAGAACTACACCGCCGGAGGGCGCAACGTGTATCACCTTGTTTGCTCCGAATACTGGAACCGCCGCACATTCATGGCGAAAGTATTGCAGAGCATGGGCGTGACCTACAGCGGCAACACCGTGGCCGACATGATGGAAACCATTGTAGACACGTTGAAGCGCAAAGAGCAGCCGCTTATTGTGCTTGACGAGGCCGACAAGCTGAGCGACCAGGTGCTTTATTTTTTCATATCGCTCTACAATCAGCTCGAGGACCACTGCGGCATAATAATGACCGCGACCAAGTATCTGCGCGCCCGGATAGAAAAAGGGCTGCGGCTGAACCGCAAAGGCTATGCCGAGATTTTCAGCCGCATTGGGCGCAAGTTTGTAGAACTGCCTCTGCTGAACAGCGAGGACGTGGCGGCTGTGTGCGTAGCCAACGGAGTGAGCGATGCCAAAGCCATTAACGGCATAGTGGACGAGGCGGATGGCGACCTGCGGCGCGTAAAGCGTAGCGTGTGGGCCATGCTGAAAGGGGGTGCGCGATGAGCGGCAAGATAACAGTAACATTCACCGACGGCAAAACCCGGACACTCAGAGAACCCGCAATGCTGTGGGCCATAGACGGGCGCCGTACTGCTTATTTCGTGTTTGACAATGGACAGGTGTATAAGGGTCAGACAGACGGCGTAGTGGACGAGGACGGCGATTTTTGCCTAAAAACAAACCGCTCCACAATACCCGGTGTATTGGGAATCGGTCTACCATTCGGGCGACTTGTCGGCTGGGCTTATGTGAACCCCCAAAGAGCGAAAAAATGAATTACAGCGCAACAATACAACTAATAAACGGGTGGACACCTCAGACCCTCAAAGACTGGCTCGACGAGGGCTGGACATGCGACCTGACTGTCAAGGCCGGGAAATGGCACGGGGCGCGGGTGCTGAACGTGATTATTACCGGAAGCACCCGGGCCGATGTGGAGGCAAAGCGCAGAGCATTTAACGCGATGATCGAGGCCAAGGGCTACGGCCCCCAAGTCAGCAGAATGTAATAATTATGAGCAGAGCGATAAGTAATAAAAACGTGCTGGCGGCGCAATTCGAGACCGCAGACTTCGACGGCCCGTTCCTGGCGAGCTTCGGCCGTCCGGAGCTCCGAGGGGGGTGGCTTATATGGGGCGACAGCGGCAGCGCAGACTTCGACGGCCCGTTCATGGCGAGCTTCGGTCGCCAGGAGCTCCGGGGGGTGTGGCTTATCTGGGGCGACAGCGGCAGCGGCAAAACCACTTTCACGCTCCAGCTCTGCAAGTATCTTGCCGGGTTCAGGCGTGTGGCTTACGACTCGCTGGAGCAGGGTCTGAGTCTGTCGCTTCAAAGAGCATGGGAGCGCGTGGACATGGCGGAAGCAGGCAGCAACATAATACTGCTGAACAAAGAGGAACTGCCGGAACTACGCGCCCGGTTGTCAAAGCGGAAAAGTCCCGAAATTGTAGTGATAGACAGCCTCCAATATCTGGACCCATTCACATGGCGGCTTTTCAAGGCATTAAAAAAGGACTACCCCGACAAGCTATTTATTTTTATCAGCCAGGTGGACAAATCCGGCAACCTTACTGATAAACTGGCGGTGCGCATAAGATTTGACGCTGACATAAAAATCAAGGTTGAAGGCTTTAAAGCGTTCGTGACAACGCGCTACGAGGACCCGACCAAAGGCGAGGGCGGCGCAGACTTCATAATTTGGCAACAGGGCGCAAATGACTACTGGGCCGGACAAATCTAAAAACAAACGACTATGGCAAAAGAAAATAAGACAATGGACCAGATACACCGCGACCTGCTGAAAAAATATCATACCCTTTGCACGGTGCTGGGGCTTGATGATGAAGCCAAGCGCGCGATCCTGTCAAGCTGGGGCGTTGAGAGCAGCCGTGACCTGACGCAACACCAGTTAATCGATATTTGCGCGAAGCTGAGCGAGCAGGTAGACGAAAAGCAGGGCACGGCGCGGCTTGACAAGCTGCGCAAACAAGTGATCGCGGCGATTGGCGGCTGGCTTCGGGAAACCAAACAGCAGAGCAATATTTCGATAATAAAAGGCATTGCGATGCGCGCCAGCGGTTACAGCGACTTCAACAAGATACCGAGGGAGCGACTGCGCAACCTCATAGCGACATTTAACAACAAGGTCAAGGATGCCCGGGCGGTTGATGCGCTGACCGATGCGCTGCTCATGCAGCACTATGCCGCCGGGGGCGAGATAGACCCCACACTAAATTAACGATCTGATGAAAAAGAAAATTTTCAAATTCCTAAACGGGGTCGCATATCCAAGATATGACGGCTACCGTGTAAGGGTTGGCCTAAAATGGGAAATATCAGACAGCATAGATCTTGAAAACCATTGGCAGTTAGTAAAGAGCTGCCAGGTTCATGACTATTGGTTCCTATTAGTCCAATTTGACAAAGAAACTCACGATTTAATTTTTGTAGATGAAAAGGTTGGAAATGAAAGCCATTTACGGCAATTCATACCAACCGGAAACATATTCATAACAAGGACATGAGTAAGGAACTGGAAAGAATTAAAGTCTATGTGCAGGAACAGACGGCAGAGCTTGCCGAGAATGTCAGAGCCGAACTGCTGGACGCCCTGGCATGGTGGGCGAGCGAGGAAGCCGGGAGCCTCAATTTCGAGTCGCCGGACGCCGAAAATTACGACGAATAACGCTGGGCAGGTGTAAAAGGACATGCCGAGACACTTAAATATAATGTAATAACCGTTTAAAAACCATTTAAAAATGAGTGAACAAGTAAAAATGACAGCCGCGGAACGTGCCGAATGGGAAGCGTTCAAGGCTGAAAAAGCGAAAAAGGCGGAAGCCGAACGCCGCAGGCAGCAGCGCGAGGCATATGCGCAGATGGTGGATGAGGAACTTATGCAGGCTATCCCTGAGCTGCTGAACCTTAGCGGGGAGATCAAGACCGTTAAGGACACTGTCTTCGGCAACTTCGCCGCCATCATCGACATGAAAGCCGAACTGTTCGGCACCAGGGACGGCGGGCAATACAGCCACACGTTCACCAACAGCGACAGCAGCCTGCGCCTTACGCTGGGGGTCAATACCGTGGACGGGTACCGGGACACGGTGGAGGACGGCATCGCCATGGTGCGCGGCTATATCGAGAGCCTTGCCACCGATGACAAGACACATGCCCTTGTGGCTGCGGTCCTCCGGCTTCTGAGCCGCGACGGACAGGGGAACCTCAAGGCGAGCCGCGTTCTGCAGTTGCGGAAGATGGCAGAGGACAGCGGGGACGACCGGTTCCTGGAGGGCGTGCGCATAATCGAGGAAAGTTACCAGCCGAGCATAACGCGCCGTTATATACGCGCCCAGCGCAAGGATCCCGCGACCGGGGCGTGGGTAAATATCCCGCTCGGGATAACGGAGTGCGAGGCGCACGTCCGGGAAGCGACTGAAGCCGCCGTATAAAAAAGACCGCGCCGACGTGCCACCGAGTAGCTGACGCCAGCGCTGAGCCTGATGTAAAAGGACAGCGCAAAGATAATAAAAAATCCGGTGAATGGCAAACAGGAAAAGGCATAAAAGCACGTTGGCGCGTGCTGAAAAGATAAAAGCGCTCACGGCGTTGCACTACGAGGCAGGGAACCAGTCCCGGTGCTACAAGGCCGTGTGGCGGCGCTGGATAGAGCCAGAGTTCGGTATCTGTTACTGCACGTACATGCGCATGCTGGGGCTTGACCCCGGGACGGAGCGTTGCCAATACAGTCAACCTTCGTTATTCAACGACCTCTGAAAGCACACCCCTGGCGGCAAACATTGCCGTTGGGGGTGTTGTCGTATCAGTCGCGCTTCCCGATCGCGACAGAGAGATCGGCAATGCGCCACGTGTCGCGCATTGCCGTCGTGTCCTGCGCCGAGGTACGGAAGCACTCAATGTCTTCCAATATCTCGTCGTGAGCGTGATTTGTTGCCGAGACGGTGTGCATGAAGCCGGCGAAATTGTCACCGCGCAGCCCCTGCATGGCGGTGTTGACCGAGTCAAGCAAGTCGAAACGTGCGAGAGCTTCCTCCATTGCCGGATCCTGAGAACCGTGTATTCCGGCAGAGGCACGGTTGAGGACATGCAGCCGGACATTGATGTCGGCACGCCGGGCGTGGTTGTTCTGCTGATGCCATTCGATAGTCTCAAATTCCACGAACACCGCCGGGAGCGGATAGACGGCACCGCCTGCAAAATGCGAGCCGTTATCATTCCAGAGATCCACGTAAGTAATGCCGGGGACGGAAAGGAGTTTTTCGGCTATAGCTGTAAAAATCTGTTTTCTCATTGTCTTAAGAAGTCTGTCAGTTGAATATTGAATTGCTTTAAGTTCCGGTCTATGGCTTCCCGTATTATTCGCTGCGTTTCGGGGCCGTCACCGATGAAGCGGCGTTCCGGCATGGTTATGACCTTGCCGACTTTCATTAATGCCATACGGCGCCAGGCATCGTCTCCGGTTCCTTTGAACTTCGCCCAGAAGAAGCGTTTCATTTTTGCCGTGACCGTTATTTTGCCTCCCTCATTGTGGAGCGTGGTGTAAGGCAGGGAGGACGAATACCGCACGCCGTTGCCGGACACCTTCCCCTGAGCTGACCGGCGCATAGCACTGGAGACCAAGAGCAGGGAACCACGGGAATAGTCATGTGCGCGGGGCTTCCACTTATCGGAGAAAAAGCCCTTGCGCTCAAAGTTGCGGTCGAACTCGTCGGAGAGTTCCACGCGCATATCACTGAGAATGTCGGCTTTCAGTTTGTTGGGGTCTAATGTCATTTGAAATTTGTAAATTTGCAGGCGTTTAACCAAGAAACAAAATGGATAGAGAGATGAGAAAAGCCGTTAAAGGACTTTATGTGGAAGCGTTTCAAGATTCTCTGCGTATATCGACAGACGCACTTCGTTATATTCTAACCGTGTCAGTATCTTTGCTGACACTGTTGCTCCCTTTGCTGATTTTTGTAGCAGAGCGGACACAAAGCCGTGACCTGCTTTTGTGGGTAGTGGGTTCGTTGTTATTGTCGAGCCTGGCGAGTCTAAGCGGTCTAATAATATACGTGTATAAATTTCGGCAACGATGGAAGATTGCGCGGCAAATAGAAGCGTATGCAAGGGGCGAGGGCAAATTCCCGGGGACGGAATGGGAATCGCCGCACATGACCCTCGCAGGCTGCGCCATAATAGCAGGAATGTGTTTCGGGTCGGCTTTTGTATCACTGTGCGCAGTGTTATTTCAAATACTTTTTTCATAAAACTTTGAGTTTTGGGAAATTGTTACAAACTTTGCGGTGCGGGAGGTGCAACCGTTCCGGCTTTTTGTCGGTTTGTGGGCGTCCCGCTCTTTTTTATAAATCCACCATGTGCGCAATCTGCCCCTTTTGGACGCAGATTATTTTTTTGAACCTAAGGAACTGTCCGTCGTTAAGTTTTAATTGGCGTTTAAGTGTTATTATATCAGAATAAATTAGTAAATTTGCGACCAATGGACAAAATAGCAAAAATATTAGCCTACGCCCAGAATATGGGTGAAGATACAAATCATGCTGAAAAGATAGGAGAAAACACCGCAGGTGATGTTTACTCACTCAGTCTTTTAGATGATAACGGCTTTGCTCTACCCACAGGCTTGCCCCGGCTTGTTATTGCCAAGGGGGAAAATTATAGCCTGATAACGGGGGATGACGCACTGGCATTGCTGGGCTCATTTGACCTCAAGGAATAAGTTTTTAATTTTCGGGTTTATTTTTTTGTCGTCAATTCTGATAACGCCTACCATTCCGGGGTTCATGCTGGCAATGTAGCTGCTAACGTCGTCTTTGCCGCTTTGGGGGTCAAAATACCGAACTTTGCCTCCTGTAACTTCGGCACAGAATACATGAGCGCTTCCACCTTTCCAACCACAATATATTTCATATACGCCGTCATGATTTAGTTTTTCGGTGAAATATTCCTGCAATCGTTTTGCGGTCATAGTCTTATAGCCTTTGCGCCGTTGCCACTGATAGGTAAAATCGTAATCAACATTAGAACCGTCAATATTTACAAAACGCTGCTGCCAAGTAATGCCCTGTGCTTTCATTTCGTCAAAAGCACTGCCCTTTATGTTTGGTTTGGCTTGAATGTTAAAACCGAGACGACGGAGCCAATGAGTTACGGTGCAGGTCTGACAGTTTACACGGTAGCCGCCACCCTTTGAAAATTCGGGGTTTTCCTTGCCTTTGTTAGCCTGGTCGTATGTCATGACTTTACCCTTTGTGATACCGAACCCCTGCTCTATCTCCAGACAATTCTCGGCTATTGCCTTCTTTTGGTCTGCTGTCAAAGTGTCCGGCAGCTCTGCGATAATGTCAGCAATCCGCTTTTCTCGCTTCTGTTCCTCACTCAGTTGCTCAATTACTTGTTTAGCTGCTTTCGGCGCTTTATAATACGGATGTTTGGGCGGAAACAGTTGCAGATCCTTGCCGGGGTTGAATCGGAAAATCTGCTGTTTGGCATTTTCAGTGCAATTATTACCGCGAAGCATTGAAAGCGCCGGGTCGCTCTGGGGATATTTACCCTTGCGGACCTGCACGGCAGTGCAACGGCAGTTCCAACCGTTCGGCGGCAGATAGAGCGACCAGAACGGGTCGGATGGGGGCAGCGTGGTGCCGTGCAAAATTGCATGATCTTCGCGCACACGATCATCCTGAGCCGTGCGGTACTGGAGGTCATAACGATCACCGTCGGCTTCAATCTGTTGCCAACGTGCAGCCATTAGAGACGCTCCGATCGCGTGGTTATATTCCGCATACAGATAGTTATGATTATAGCGGTTATTAACCTGCTCCACGTCGTGGCGGAAAGTGTCAAACGGTTTAATGTCGCCTTTGTCGGTAGTCAGTGACAGACCAACCTCACGGAGCGTGTGGAAAGCCTTGAAACCGGAGAAAATGAAAGCGTTGTTTTCGAGGGCGTGGCGCACCACCTCCGGAACTTCATGAGGAACGCCGGCACTGATGGCGGTGTTGAGCTGTTTGACTGTTTCGGCTATCAGGCGGCGGGCTTCGGGGGTACTGAGTTGCGACGCGTCAAAGCCTCCGGCATTATAAACCATGTCGGCAGCGTCAAAAAATGCAGTGTCGTCAAATTCGCACGGAGGCCGTGAGCCAAGTTGTATCAGGTCATCCTCATATAATGAACCCAAAGCAGCGTTAAACGCGAGATATGAGCGGCGCAGCCCCACCGTGTCACTTAATCGCAGGGCGGGGCTCAGTCGAAAAAACGGTCGGGCTGTGTTTTGGCTTCGCGTGGGGAGTCAATGGTCACGCCGTATTTTTCCGTGAAATATTCCGGCGGGATGTTGTAATACTCCAGAATCAGGCGCTCGATCTCGCGCTGTTCGGCCGGAGAATAGCTTGTGGCGTTATTCCACTGGAAGCGGCAGCCTTCGACCGGGAAGCCGTGCAACCCCATCAGGGGCAGCAGGCGCCCGTTTATAACGTTGGCGCACATGATTGCATCGCTTTCGGTTGTGCGCTCGAATATTTCGAGGTGCACTTCTGACTGGGATAGCGAGGAACCCGAGTCAATGGTCATTGTCTGGTTCAGCACCACCTTTGACAACTCGGAGTTGCAGCGGTCCACCCGCTTGTCATACACGTTGTAAGCATCGCCCCTGCTGCTTTCCTTAATTTCAATTTCGGTGCCGTCGGAGGTCACGATATATTGCGCCGCCCCCATGTCGCGGAGGGCAGCCTCGGTCCTGGCACGTTCCGCATCGTCAAGACCGTTGACGCGGGCAATACGCATGGGCATGCCGAAAATTTCACCGAACACGTCCCAATAAGCGAGCATATTCTTTTTGCTGATGCAGGAGGGCGCGCACTTGAGGAGCAGCCCGAGGTCACGCGGTTTGCCCACTTCCACGCACCAGTTTGCAATATCCCCCTGGCGGTAGGGCGTGCCCTGCCGCCAGTCGTCGCCCGGATTACGGACCAGGACCCCGTATTCAGGCACGACATGTTTACGCGGCACGAGTTCCACGCCGTCAAAACGTACCGGACCTCCGTCCCTGATTATATCGCCCAGCTGTATGAGGGTAGGTCCCCAGTATATAGAGTCCAGGCACAGCTCAAGGAAATCAAGGAACCATCCTGCCTGTAAGAGTCCGGTTGCCGCCGCGTCCTCTTTCCCCGAAGCGTCAACGAGCCGGAAATCCTTTTGCAGGACCTTACCCTTGCGCTGAGCGATACAGCCGGACAGATGGGCGTCGAGGACACAGTCGGCATAAATGTCATAAAGCCGGCAGCGGTCCGGGCTTTCGTAGTCGATCGCCATCTGATGGGCGGCGCGCCAGTCTGCAATGTCCTTTTTAGTCAGGCTGTCAGTCTGCTGCTGGAGCTGTGCTGTGAGCTTTACGCCCTGTTTGGAACTAACGCGGCGCGCGAGTTCTACCAGTTCCGAGCGTGTGGGGCGGCTGAAATAGTCGCGGATATTTGATATTATATTAGCCATTACGGTAGTTTGGTTAATGTTTCACTTTTTCATTCTCGTAGTCAGAGCGGCTGAATGGCTGCGCCTGTTGCGCCTGCTCAGTTGTCGGGGATATAACCCCGGGGGCAGTTGTGGCTCCAACGGTCGCCGTCGTTATATGGGTGTGGGCATTATAAGAAGTAATAAGAGCGTTAACGGTCTGCGTTAGCTCATTTAATTTGTCGGTAAGCGCTTCAGCCTTGACCAGTCCTCCGAGGTCTCCGCCGTTGAAAGTTACGGCGTTCTTATCCAGGTGAGCGGAAATGCCGCCCACGTCGAAGCGCACACCGTCCGCGCTGATGACAGCCGAGGTGTCACCGATCACAATTTCGGCGGACTCTATTTTCTCAGTGAGAAGTACCACCCCGGCGGCTCCGTCAGCGACAAAGCCGACAACAACAAAAGAGCCGATTTCGGGGAACAGACACACCCCACATTCTGCCTCCTGATTGGCTTGAAGATTGACCCCCAGCAGTGGCGCGCTCTCATTGATTGGCGAACAGTCAACCGTGCGCGCCGATTTATCCACCGCGTCAACCGTGCAGACAAGAGCGACGGTCTCCCCGTCCGGCTGTGCAAGCTGCCTGATAATGTTCCGTAAATTTGACATAACCCTATTTTATTGCACGCGAAGTCCGAGCGTTATTTCCTGACGGAAGCCCGAATCGCCGTATCTTATTACATTCTTTTTCACCTGATACACGCCCATTTTTGTGCCGTCAATGATTATGCCGATAGCGTCCAGCAAGTCAACCAGAGAAGCCCCGAACGTGGTGAACGAACCGGTCAGTCCGTCACGTTTAAGGCGTTTAACCTCCTGCTCCGCCCACGCTTTCAGCTCACGTTCAGCCTTGTTGTAGGTGTGTAGCGTCCGGTGCTCACCGTCAGCGTCACCGACTTCGACTTTAATTTTTTTATTATCCGGCATGAGGCTGACAGCCTTGACGCGCAGGCGCATATTCTCCGCCTTCTGCTGCCTGAGGCTTTCGTCTGAAATGATGTTAAGCCCGGTCCTGAATGTCTGGGAGGGTGTGGCGTCGCGTTCAAACAGGACACCGCAATAAAGCACCGGCTCACCGTCCTCATAGCGAAAAAAAGAGCGGATGCCCTGTTCTGACAGTTTACCGAGCAACGCAGCCACGGTGTCGGCGGTGACACGGTAAGCACCGAGCGACTGTTCACCCATTACGTTGAGCCTGTAAGTTATGCCCTGGTCCTTTAGCAGCGTTTCGATGGTGACGGAGCGGTAGGCTTTTTTCCTTGCCGGCATTTGTTTGAGCATGAACATTTCATCCTCGCAGGTAATGACTACCGGGGTCTTGAAGCCGATGTCACGGACATAACCCGCGAACGCCAGCTGCAAACTGCCGTTATAGCCAAGATGAATGCGCACGGAGTCACCGCGATGCACGGGAATTTCAGCCGAGCCGTCCCACTTAATTTTCTTGGGCAGTGTTATCTTGGCTTCGGCAGTGAGTTTTTCGGTGTCGCGTACAATCTCCACCGCTGAGACAAAACCAATGTCCCAGGAGCGCTCACCTGATATTTCAATTTTAGCACACAGCTTAAACATGGGTTAAACGGTATTTAAATGGTGTCTAATAGTCGTACCGGTTCGGTTTCATTGAACCGTACCGCACAGGGTTGCGCGCGTCGTCCCCGTCCTCACTCTCATAAAGAGGCAAGTCCGGGGAGGCTTTGCCTGCCTGAATGTCGCGCAGCCACTTGACAGCGTCATTATAGAGACATTCCCGGCGTTCGTGCCCCATGTTCTGGGGCAGACGGTGGATCATGAGCCAGAGGGCGATATTCACGGCGCACTGCACCAGCATGGAATTGCGGCAAGTCCCGGCAGCGGCAAACGCGCGGTCGATGTCATAGCGGTGCCGGAGGTAAGAGGCTATCTGCTCCATTGCGGCGGCTTCCGCCGTCAGGCGGATATCGTCGTTCCGGGTCATCTGCTTGAACTCGTAGTCGTCGCACACGCTGCGGTAGTCATCGAGGGTCAGGAACATGGGCGGGAAGTGTTACGTGGTGAAACCTCAAAAATTGCAATTTCGCGGGCTTTTCCGGCAGTGAGTCCAGGGAGCCTTTTCTGCCTGATCAATTTTTTAACGCCCTGCATGGAGACGCAGACGGGGCGGCCGTCATGAACGAGCACCAGGAATTTTTTACGGTACAGGTCAGCGGAGAGCTGCGCCTGACGGACCGCACGCTTTTTACGCCAGTCAAAGATGAGGGCGCGGAAAAATTCAGATATTACCATGATACATTCTTAGCGTTAGGTCGCAACCCTATTGAAATAGATTTAACAATATTTTTCTGGCGCGTGTCGCGCTGGAGGATCCAGATAGCCCCCTCGTCGGCGTCCGGCGCGTCATCGTGTCCGCGCATACCCTTTTCGAAAGCGAGGGTCTGGTCGATGCCGGCGAGCATGTCCGGGTCGTCGCGCTGAGTTTCGTCGTAATGGACGAAGCCACGTTCCCAGAGAGGCGAAACAGCTTCAACGCGCTGGAACTTGTCAGGCTTTTTGCGCTTGTCGCCGGTCATTGGGAGCTGGTAGCCGCGAAGTTCACCCTCCCGCATAAATTCATCGTGGATGGTGTCCTGCATAAAATTCGCCTCCATATACCAGCGCACGGCGATACCCTGAGCGCGCGCCCATTCGTAGAGGTCGTAACACCAGCGCACCATTTCGGCAACGGAGCACTGACGGACAAAAGCACGGAGGTGCCAGAGCTGAGTCCCGGCTTTTCCCCAGAGTTTCGCCGCCTTAAAGTCGTTTTTATTCGAGCCTTTGAAACTGGGGTCGATATAAAGCACAATTTCCGAGAACTTAGACCAAGCCGGGCGCTTACCCCAACGGATCCACTCGTTGCGGAACACTGCACCCTCAATTATCGGGTTATTCATGTATTCTTTTTGAAAGGCGCGATAACCCGCCACGTCTGCAATGGCCTGCACTTCCTCCGATGTCCATTTGGCAGCCCATGAAATATCGCAGTTTTTGTCATATATATTCACGCGTGTAACGTGTACGCTCTTAATGTCGCACCACTTAGCAAGCACGGAATTTTTGGCAATGAGGTTGCCGACCATAAAGAATCTGCCGCGTCCGCCGTCAAGAGTGCCGAAAAGCGCCGAGCGCACCCAGTCGAAAAGTTTGGACACGCGGGCGGGGCTTTCCACCAGTTCGTCATCGTCGAGGTCGTCGATAACTATGTAGTCCGGACGGTGCGAGCGGTAGCGCAGACCGCGCGGGGACTGACCGCGGCCACGCGCAAAAAATGCCACTTCCGACTGTGTTACAAATTTGCCCTCCTCCCATGAACCGGCGTTATACTGTTCTCCGAAATCTGCAATATAACGCTGGTTGTACTGCAACTCCGCCTGGATGTCACCTAACAGGGTCTTGGCGTTATCCTCAGACTTGCCGACAATAACCATGACATTTATTTCCCGGCGTTCCTGGCACATTAGCCACATGGGTACAAATACGTCCATGTTGGTGGACTTTGCCGCGCCGCGGTGCCAGACGAAACCGGCTTTGAGGTTGCGGTTGGCTTTTATCTTATTGGCAGCATCAATGTGGAATTTAGCGCAAGGGGTAGCTTTCCCGGTTTCGGGGTTGACGGTCCAGTGTGGGAAATAGTAATCAACGAAAGCGGCATAATCAGAGCGCAGCCGGGCAATACGTGCGAGCCGTTGTGCCGGCGTTTCGGTGATAATGACGGAAGTTGCCGACTGCACCGTCTCGCAGTGCCGTTTCCAATCCTCAATCGCTTTTTTTAATTCCGCTTTAGTCATGCGTTAAAAAGACTCTTTTAACTTTTCGGATATGAAAAGATCGTGATAATGGTTAATTGTTTTGAGCAGTTCCGGGGTTACATTGGGGTCGAAGCTCATGCGGTACTGCAGCCACTTGCTGAAAGCCATGAAGACCTCTATGACGTCAACGACCGAAGTTTTTTTGTCAAGGCGTTCGACTGTGGCAGCGAACTTGACGAGCTTGTCGGCGCTTGCTGCCGTTTTCTCGGGACTGGGGTTGGCTGCCAGGTCCTCCAGCAGCACGTTGATGCTGTTCAATATCTTGTTGACGAGTTCCGGGCGGGTGATGTTGGCGGCGGCCCGTGCCTGTTCCCAGCCTCCGTCAGCGACCCATCTCGTGACCGTCTGTGCCGACACCCCTACCTTTCCGGCGATAGATTTCTGGGGTTCACCCTGCATGTACAGGAGGCGCGCGTGTTCGCGCTGCTGCTCACGTTCTTTCTTGGTTGCCATTCATAATATAATGTATTTATACTCGACGCGCCGGTGAAGCGCGTTCCGACGGTGCAAAATTGGGGTAAAAACGGCTTTTCAGAAAAAAGTGTGAGCAAGATGCTTACACTTTTTTGTCAAGGCAGGGATAATGACCAATTTTGCAACGCTGAACGACTTACAGCCACATTGCGGAGTAGAGCAGCCGGTAGCTCGCCGGGTTCATTCCCCGGAGGTCGCAGGTTCGAATCCTGTCTCCGCCACGACAATCAAGGATCGACTAACCGCCCCGGGCGCAGGGGACCCACCTTCCCTTGACAATTCATTCCCCTTTTGCGCCCCGGGCTTTATTAACAGACAGAACGCAATGGCGAAAGATGTGATAATATCAACGGGTGCCGTAAACTGCTACGGCACGCGCGTGCTGACAGAGGGCATAGACCTGAGCCAGTATGGGCGCAACCCCGTTTTGCTCTGGATGCACCGCCGGGCATTCGACGGGGACGCTATGCCGATAGGCCGGGTCGAGAACCTGCGGGTCGAGGACGGCAAGCTTATAGGCACGCCGGTATTCGACCGGAATGACGACTTTGCCAAGCAGATAGAGAGCAAATGGGAAAGTGGATTCCTGCGCATGGCTTCTGCCGCGCTTCTCCCGATTGAAACGAGCGCGGACGATGCGCTGGTGCTCCCCGGGCAGACGCGTGAGACCGTCACGCGGTCAAAGCTGGTCGAGGTCAGTATCGTGGACATAGGCGGTAACGACGAGGCACTGCAGCTGTATGGCGAGGGGGGCAGGCTCCTGAAACTTGCCGCCGGCGAGGACTGCCCCGGACTCCCCCTGCTTCAGCTGACAGAAGAAGATGAACCCGAAACCGGTGACGGAACCGGCGAGGGAAACAATAAACCCAAAAATCAGACAACAGCGATGAACAAAGAACAGTTGACCCTCCTGGGCTTGCCAGAGGGAACCAGCGACGAGCAGGCGACCGCCGCGCTCAAGCTGATGAAAACAAAGGCAGATAATGCCGAGACATTGCAGCTTGCCGCCGTGACCCGGTGTGTGGACCAGGCGATTGCAGAGCGCAAGATCGTAGCCGGGCAGCGCGACCACTTTATCAACCTGGGGAAAGCAGCCGGCGCGGATATGCTTGCAGACACATTCAAGACCATGCAGGCACAGACCAAGCCGACCGAAACTCTCAGACTGAGCAAAGAGAGTGCCCCCGGCTCCGGCGAAGCGCCCAAGAGCTACAAAAAGCTCAGCGAAGTGCCCCAGGATGAACTCCTGACACTGCGCAAAGAACAGCCGGCAGAATACATGCGCCTGTATAAAGAGGAATATGGCATAGAGTGCCCGCCCCTTAGCGAATAATTGCGGTGTACACACGAACAAATCAATAATTCATAAATAACAATGAAAACCAGAAGCAACATTTTAAAAAAACTGCTCGTCATTGTCGGCTGCATGCTGACTGCCGTAGCGTTCAACGCCACTGCAGGCGCCGCCTGTGCAGTGGCAATCGGTTGCGCTCCCGAAGCTGGAGCTGTGGCCGGCAACGTGCTCGCCCTCGCGCTGGGCAGTGCGACTCCCGGTGGAGTTCTCCGCGCCGGAGTTCTCAAGGAGATATGGACCGGCGAACAGATCAAGCAGTTCCGCACAGCCCTGGAGTCATGGGGCTGGCTTGCGAGGATCCGGAGTTATAACCAGCATGTGAAGAACGATGTAATCCACTTCGTGGCAATCGGCGGCGACCCCAAGGTTCTTGTCAATAATAAAACCTTCCCGATCGGCATCACGGCGCTGGAGGATGCGGACAAACCTGTGAGCCTTGACAAATTCAGCACCGAGGCCACGCCGGTGACAGATGACGAGCTGCATGCAGCCAGTTACGACAAGATGGCAAGCGTGCAGGAGCGTCACCGTGATGCCCTGGTCGAGACATTCGGCCAGCGTGCGATCCATGCAATCGCGCCTGACGAAAACAATACGGATATCCCAGTGCTGCGCACCACGGGGGATGCCCAGGAGGGTCGCAAGATGATGACTTCGGCGGACCTTCTGGCACTCAAACGCAGTTTTGACAAGATGGGAATCCCCAAGCAGGACCGTGTGCTGGTTTTATGTTCCGACCATGTGAACGACCTGCTCCAGACAGAACAGCGCTTCAAGGATCATTACAACATCAACCAGACCGAGGGCAAGATCGGGCGCCTGTACGGGTTTGACATTTTCGAATATGACGGCACCCCATATTACAACGCGACAACCCGCAAAGAACTGGCATGGGGTGCAGTACCGGCAGACACGGACGTGCAGAGCTCTGTCGCGTTCTACGCCGGGCGTATGATGAAAGCCGCCGGCTCTACAAAATTCTACTGGAGCAAAGCAGAGAACGACCCGCAGAACCACCGCAACCTCGTGAACTTCGAGCAGTACGGCATTTGCTTGCCACTGAGCGAGACCAAATGCCGCGCGGCGATAATCAGCGACAAGGTCGCGTAAGATCCCGTAACAGTGAGAAAGATAGACAAGATAATCCTGCACTGCGCTGCGACCCCCGAGGGTAAGGACTACACCGTGGCACAGATCGACCAGTGGCACCGCGCCCGCGGCTTCAACGGCATAGGCTACCACCTTGTGATCTACCGCGACGGAAGCGTCCACCCCGGACGCAGCCTGTCGAAAGCCGGGGCGCATTGCACCGGGCAGAACGCCAACTCCATAGGCGTGTGCTATATTGGCGGTTGTGCTTCCGACGGCAAGACCCCCAAAGACACACGCACGCCCGCGCAGCGGACTGCGCTTGCTTCGTTGGTCAAAGACCTGCTCAGGCAATACCCCGGCGCGACAGTGCACGGCCATAATGAGTTTGCCGCCAAGGCTTGCCCGAGTTTCAACGTGAAATCCTGGCTTCCCACGGTCGGCATTAAACAGTAACCACATGAATGAGCGGCGAAATAATTACAATCATAATATCGGCGCTTTCGGCGGCGATAGCTGCCCCGATCGGGGCATGGGTAGGCCGTAAGCTGGAGCGCGACAAATACAGGATCGAACTTGACAGGCTGCGTGCCGAGATGAAAGACAAGCTCGCTGAGGTCAAGAGCCACGAACTGGAGAACGTGCGAAAGGCTGCGGACATACTAATGGAAAGTATCGTTCCGCCGCTCAAAGCAGAAATAATAAACTTACGCAATGATGTGCAAAGGCTCAACAAAGCCATGGAGCGCATTTGGGGCTGTCCTCATATTGACTGCTGCCCTGTCAAATTCGAGCTGCTGCTCCCACCGCAAGGTCGTGGACCAGGCACGGACGGAGACGACGGAGCATGCGGCGACCAGCACCCAAATCGAAAGCCGGAGCGAGGGAAAGCAAGATGCGACCCTGACGCGGGAGACCGAGAGCCGGGGGGTGACAGTGACGGAGATTGAGGTCTACGACACCGGGAAGCCGCCCGACCCGGATACCGGCAAGTGTCCGTTAAAAGCCAGAATCCGGCAAACGCACGGTGAGCAAAGCCTGAGCAACGAGACGACCGCCATGACCGCCGAGGATAAGACCGAAACCACAGCCGAATCGGAGCAGATCTTTGACGGGGGCACGCTTGACGAAGTGACGGTCACGGCAACCAAACCGCCGGGTCTGCTGGAGCGGGCGAAGGTTGCCACCCAAATAGCGGTGACACTCATGATCCTGGCGGCAGCCGGCTGGATAATTTATAAATTCAAAAAACGTAAAACGACATGAGCAACGAAACGAAAGAAACAATACCTGTCCCCGCCGATGCCGAACCGGCCGCCGCCGGCCCTGTTTCGCAGAGTCCGGAGGAAGCGGAGAAGATGCGTCAGGAGGACAAGGCGAAAGCTAAAGAATCAAAACCCAAGACCCCGGCAGACGCCGCGACTGGCGCGCTCTACGCGGTAGGACGTACGGCGTGCAGGCGCCACGGGCTCCCGGTTGTATGGGTGACTGCCGACGGTCAGTGCTTCCCTCAGGAAAACGACGCCCGTAATCACGGCAAGAACCTGGGACTATCAGCAGAACCCTTAAAAGTTGAAGCGTGATGGGAACAAGTCTGAAAATCCTTAGAGAGAACGGCAACGTCCCCAAGAGCTTGCCGGGCGAGGATCATATAACGGGCCTTGTGTCTTACATGGCAGCAACCGATATTCCCGACACGTTCAAGACAGGACGAGTGCAGGCGCTCAGCACGATAGACGCGGCAGAATCCGCAGGAATAACAGCGGACGCGGAGAGCTGGGCGGTGCGTGTGCTTCATTATCACCTCAGCGAGATTTACCGGCTTAATCCGGCGGTCAGCCTGTATGTGGCGATCTTCGAGAAGCCGCAGGGTGAGTCCCAGACATTCGCCGAGCTTAAGACAGTGCAGAACTTCGCGGCCGGCCGTATCCGTCAGATCGGCGTATGGTGTGGCGACCGCGCCCTTAGCGGTGACGACCTCACGGCCCTGCAGGGTGTCGCGGACGCACTTGCCGGGGAGGAGGCGGAACTGTCTGTCGTGTACGCCCCAAAAGTGGGCACGCTCAACACAATGCCGGTTAACCTTGCGGGTGAGAATAAAAGCCGCGTCAGCGTGGTGATAGGACAGGCAGGAAGCGGCAAGGGCGCGGAACTTTATAACGACAAAACAAACACCGGTAAAGCGAGCGTCAGCGGTCTGGGTGTCGTTATGGGTTTGCTGAGCAGCGCAAAGGTTCACCAGAGTATTGCGTGGATCAAAGAGTTCCCCACCGGTGTAAGTCTCCCGGCTTTCGGTGACGGCACACTGTTGCGCGATGTGGACAAGGCATTGCTCGAGACACTTGACACGGCGCGTTATCTGTTCTTTGTCACTCACATCGGGCAGGCAGGCAGCTATATGAATGACAGCCACACTATGGACTCGGCAATCAGTGACTACGCAGCCATTGAAAGCGTACGAACTATGGACAAGGCAGTGCGAGGCATACGCACATACGTGAAGCCTGAACTCGGCGGCAACGTATATGTGGACGCTTCCACAGGACAGTTGGCAAGCTATACCGTGGCGCATTTGGAAACCGTGGCAAACCAAGCCCTCGAGGCTATGGAGCGAGCCGGGGAACTTAGCGGCTACAAAGTCGAGATTGACCCGGCGCAGGACGTCGCAGGCAGCGGCACCGTGGAAATCGTGATCAAGAACGTGGCTGTGCCCGTGATGCGCCACGTGAGAATAAAAATCGGGTTTGCAAAATCCGTATGAACTAACCCAAAAAAGTCTAAACGATGGCAACAGTAATAAATAACGGCGTGCCCTTGGTAAATGGCATGTTGGTTGCGTGGGCTGACATTGTGGTGCTTGTCGGAGGTGTTCCAGTAACGGGCATTGTCGGCGTAGAGTACAGCGACGAGCAGGAGATCGTGAACAAATGGGGTGCCGGGCGTCACCCGGTAGGGCGTGCGAAAGGCCGCATAACCCCGGCTGCGAAACTTATCCTCTATCAGGAGGAAGTGCAGGCGCTCCAGGCACAAAGCCCCAACGGGCGACTGCAAGACCTCCCGCCAATCGAAATCCAGGTCAGCTATTTGCCGGACAGCGGCATAGTGGTGACAGACAAAATCCGGAACTGCCATATATCAAGCAACGCCCGTAAGTGGAAAGAGGGCGACACCGGGCAGGAGGTGGAGCTTGTGCTGGTTCCCTCACATATAGAATGGGGCAAGGCGGCATAAATCCCCAATTCGTACCCTTTTAAGGCCGTTAAGGGTTGATCCCCTTAACGGTCACTAATAATCAAACTTAAACAGTTGTTAAAAACCATTTAACCCCCGATTAAAAAGCATGGAAACAGTAAACAACGCCCCTAAAGTATTTAACGGCGATTTGACAGACGCACAGGTCGAAGCCTTCAAAACCCAGCACCGTAAGAGCTTCGCAGTTGAGATTAAAGACGGCGATGAGGTGCATATTGGCTATTTCAAGCGCCCAACTCTGGAGACCCTTAAAGCAGTAACCAAGGTCGCAAAGAGCGACGAGGTGGAAGCCGGTAAAGTGATGTTCGACAACTGCTGGCTAGGTGGCAGTCAGGAATTGCGCACGGATGCGCTCCTATTCATGGCGGTTCAAAAGAAGTTGGGTGAAGTCCTCAACGGCTTTCAGGGCTTAATAAAAAACTTGTAGAGGCGCACGCGCTGGCGGAGCCGGACGATGAGGACGGCTTCGCCAAGGGGTGCGCCCTGATCCGTGCGAACCTGCACGTCGATATTGACAGGATTGAGACGGAGGAGGAATGGGCACGGCTATACTGTGAAGCCATCTGGCTGGAACGGTGGCGGAACCGGAACCGGGCGGAGCTTATCGCGTCGCTGTTCGGCGAGGTTAAGAGTTAGAGCCAGGGAAGTGTCCCGTTTTTACCGGCTTTGAAAATAGCCCGATACAAGGCGTAAGCAACCCAGCCCAGATAAGCGAAGAGGGCGCCGTAGCATACTATTTTAAGCATTAAGCTGAGCATAAAAAAATTGTTACCGGTTACTACGCCACAAATATAACAAATATAACCGATATGGCAAACGTATTTGACTACATTTTTAACATAGGCGGAAATTTTTCGGCTCAAATAAGCGGCATGAGTGCTGCAGCCGGAAATTTCACTGCTTCCGTTGAGGGTGCAGACAGCGGCGTGCGTAGATTTACGGGGTCGCTGGCTACGTTCTCATATCTGAAAGATGTATTTCAGAACGTTGCCGACGGTTTCAGTCAGTTGAGCGGCGCGGGGATAAAGTTGGATAGCCAGATGCACGACCTCAGCGCGGTGGCGGGCGTTACCGGTGAGGGCCTGAAACAGATCGAGACATTTGCCCGGCAAAGTGCAAAGGCGTTCGGAACAGATGCAGCGGTTGCCGTCGAGGGTTACAAATTGTTGCTCTCACAGCTTAGCCCGGAACTGGGCAAATATCCGGAAGCACTCAGCGCGATGGGCGACTGCATACAGACGACCAGCAAGCTGATGGGTGGGGACGGTGTGGCAGCGGCGCAGGTGCTGACCACGGCGATGAATCAGTATGGGGTGAGCATGGAGAACCCGACGGCAGCAAGCGAGGAAATGGCGCGTATGATGAACGTAATGGCGGCGGCCGGTCAGGCAGGATCGGCGGAGCTTCCGGCAATCAGCGCGGCATTGACGCAATGCGGCATGGCGGCAAAGGCTGCCAACGTGAGCTTTGAGGAAACCAACGCCGCAATCCAAGTGCTTGATAAAGCCGGCAAGAAAGCCAGCGAGGGCGGTGTCGCCCTCCGCAACGTTTTGGGGCAGCTGAGCAAAGGCCGATTTATTGAAAAGGCGGCACGCGAAGAACTGGAGGCCGCGGGCATTGACGTGATGGCATTAGGCGACAATTCCAAGAGCCTGCGAGAGCGGCTCGAGATGTTGAAACCTCTGTTAAACGACAGTGCGCTGCTGTCTAAATTTTTCGGTGTCGAGAACGCCAACGCAGCCCGCGCACTCATTCAGGGCACCGACCAACTGCAAGGCTTTACCGAGGCCGTAACAGGCACCAACAGCGCGACCGAGCAGGCGGCTATTGTCATGGATAGTTACGCAGAGAGACAGGCAAGAGTAAACCAACAGTTTGAGGATCTTAAAATTTCCATATTCCAGGCAACGGGCGATTTTTCGTTGTGGTGTGGCGTGCTGACCTCTGCACTTGTGCCGTTTGCGCAGCTCGCCCCGCTACTGACCGCGGTGTGGAAATTCATGTTGCTAATAAAAGGTCTGAACTGGGCCGGAATGTGGGCCGGTGTTGTCGGCTGGGCACGCTCCGCAGTTATGAGCTTCGCGCTGATGAACGGCACACTCTCCACAACAAACATGATATCGCTGGGTTTTATCGGCAATATAGGGCGCGCCACCATTGGGCTGATACGCTTTGCGACTGTCGGCATATTAAACGCCCTCAAAGGTTTGGGCGCTCTGGTTCTGTCGTTTGTGACCGGGGGCACTGCGTCAGCTGCATTTTCGGCGACTGCTTCAACCTCATTCGGAATATTTGCCACAACAGCGTCAGCGGCATGTCGCGCCGTTTCTGTGGCAATTATGAGCATTCCGATTGTTGGCTGGATAGCGGCTGCCATTGCCGCGCTTATCGCAATAGGCGCCTACTTCTGGAACACGTCGGCAAAATTCCGCGCAGTGCTCAAAGGCACATGGGCAGCATTTAAGGCTTGTTTCTCCGGCATAGGCGAGCTTGCAAAAACAACATTCGGGGCCATAGGCGACCTTATAAAAGCCGCGTTCAGTCTGGACGCCTCCGGCATAGATGCCGCGCTTAAGAAGTTAAAAGCCGGCTTCAGCGACTACGGCAAGCAGATAGGCACGGCATTCAACACTGCTTACGACGCTGAAATGACGGAATCCGCAAAAAAAGAGGCGGCGGGCAAGTCCAAGGGTAAAACGCGATCCGGCGGCACACCGAACAGCGGGGCGACAGTGCCAGAGGTAACGGTGCCGTCTGTCAATCCCACCGGCAACACTCTGAGCGGAGCCAGCGGCACGGGTGGCGGTTCCGGCAGTGACAACGGCGGTAAGATAAGAAATATTACTGTAAATATCGATAAACTTGTCGAGCGCTTCGAGATACACACCGCGACCGTCGGCGAAAGTACCAAAAAGGTCAAGGCTGTTATTTTGGAAACCCTTATGGGAGCACTAAACGACACACAATTAGCAATGTCATGAGCTTAATTCCACAACCGAGCTTAAAAGGTAAAAAATTACCTGTCAGTATAGATCTTGCAGCTATGAGCTGGGGGCAGCACATGGCTAAAAAACTTATACGCTTCAAGGAGCTGGGCGGAAGCCCTGAGCGTGACGGCATAACCGTGCACGAGATTGGACAGCCTATCACCGACCCCGAATATTGGGAGGGGCGCTGGGTACTCTGCCCGCTCAGACTGGAGCGAGAAAACGGCGAGGGACTGACGTTTGCCGATGCAGTGGCGGCAGCCAGCCGGGAGCATAGAATTATAAGCACCGCCCTGACCGGTAGAGACGGCACGGTTAAGGAGTATATAAACGCCGGAGACTGGGCGGTTAATATCGTGCTGGGCTTGCAGTGTGTCGAGGGTGGAGAAATAGCCGATAAATGGCCGACCAATGAGGTGCGGGAAGTTCGCAAGCTATTGGAAGCAAATGAGGCTCTGAGAGTTCACAGCGAGTTTTTAGACGCTTTGAATATAGGGCGGCTTGTGATTAGAAGTTATTCACTCAGTCAAATGACAGAGGCCAATTATCAGGTAGTTGAAATCAGCGCGGTCAGCGATGAAGATTACGAGATTTTCAGCACCGATTATGAGCAACCGAAAAAATAAGGACAGCGATGAAAGGCATGTTAATTGACAGCATCACCGGCGACCTGCTTATCGAACACGGACGCATAGCCATAGGCGACACCGGGGAGCAGACCGCCGAGGCGGTTGTCACCACTATGCGCGGAGACATTAAGGAACACCCCCTTTTAGGTGGAGAAGCCGGCAGACTCCGAGCAGGTCAGCCCGATATAATGTGGCCTGGTGAAGTTCGCCAGATGTTACGCGGTTGCGGTGTCGATTGTGAGCGTGTTGTAATGGAAACCGACGGGACTATTAGCATAGAGCGATGAAAACAATAGCGAAAGAAAGGCAGACACTGCTCGACATAGCCCTGCAAACCTGCGGACACATCGAGACGGTACTTGCCCTGGCAGAGGCAAACGGCATGAGTATAACCGACAGGCTGGAAGACGGGCGCGTCCTGACTGTTCCGGAACTGTTGGCAGGAGGTGACACCCGGACCGTTGAACTGTACCGGGCGCATAAAGTAGAACCGGCAACGGAAGCGGGCGCGGATGATATGTCGGCTTGCCCTTACGGCGGCATCGGCTTCATGAGCATCGGAATAGATTTTATAGTGAGTTGAACAGCATTAAACAGCTATTAAACAAGTAATAAAATGGCACGCAATATTAACGGGATAAAAACAGAGATCGCACGCGAGTTCATGCGCAACGAGTATGCGGCGGAACTGTACGGATTTGCTCCGGGCTCAGAGTTCGGTGACATATTCGGAGCTGCAAGCGTTGAAAATATCCTGCTTTATGTCTGGGCTGTATGTGCCTGGACAGTTGAGCAGCTTGTCAGCCGTCACAAAGAGGAAGTGACGGCAGAACTGGAGGAGCTCATGGCGCACCGTCCGAAATGGTACAGGGACAAGGTTCTCCGGTTCATGGAAGGGAAAGAGCTGATCCGTGACAGCGACACGTACGACACGGAGGGCATGACAGAAAGCGAGGTGTCCGCGTGCAGGATAGTGAAACACGCCGTGGCTACCGAGAGCCGGGACGCCAGCCTGCTGACCATAAAGGTTGCCGGGGAAAGCGGCGGGGAAAGGCAGCCGCTGACAGCGGAACAGGAGAGGCATCTGGCGGCATATATAGGCGAGATCAAGGACGCCGGAGTCAGGGTGGCGCTCGTGAACATGGAGGCGGACACGTTCTGCTGCACGGTGGACGTGTATTACAACGCCATGCTGGATCCTGCGGACGTGCAGGCGTCATGCACCGCAACGATCCGCGACTATATAGAGAACCTCCCGTTCAACGGCGAATACACCAACATGGCGCTCGTGGACCGGCTTCAAGCGGTAGAGGGCGTGAAAATCGTGGAACTTCGCGGCAGCACCTCACAGGCGGCTAACGAGGGCACGACCACGCAGATAAACGCACGCCTTACGCCTGCGGCCGGATATTTCAAGCCGGGGGAGATAACCGTAAACATGAAGGCGTATGATGAGCAAGGCTGACAGGACGTATGACGTGAATATGAAGCGGCTGGCACTCCTGGCATTGCCGACATGGCTAAGGTGCCCGGTGGCAGGGGCGCTGATGTATGCCGGGGTGTCCCCCCTGGGACGAATGCTCCGGGAACTGCGCACTTTCAGGGGAACAACGCAATACCGGTTGTGGCACAATGGGCAGGTATGTAAGCTTCGGGGTGTCCTGAACGATGAATTTGACCCGGAGGAACGGCGCATAGCGATCGAGGACAACGAGAGTCAGGGGATCCGGGAAGCGTCCACGGTATGGCGGCGCGAGACCGGGCGGTGGGTGATGCTGCCCCGGCGTGGCGCAGGGGCGGCGTGCATACACCGCGAAGGTTTCGCGGGCACGGGAGGTTACGACTTCTGGGTGACGGTGCCGGAGGAGCTGCGGACTGCCGAAACGAGGCTGCGGGCAATGGTCAACATGTATAAACTGGCGGGCAAGCGTTACGCCATAAATTATAAATGACGATAATGAACAAGACATTAGGAAATTTCCTTACGCAGGCGAACCGTGATTTCCCTCTTGACTGCGAGACACTGGACTATCTCCAGAAGTTGGCGGGACTCGCGGCGCTTGCCGGGAATATAGCAGGCGACCGCGTGGTTCTGTGCGGATGCGAGGTAAATGACGAGGGCACGCGCCGCAACGAGGGCTACGTGTTCGTAAGAACGGCGGGCAACCCTGATGGGGAGATCCTGCCATGGGAGGGCGGATCGACTACAGGCGGCATGTATGTGCGGCAGGAGGACATGGCGGTGAGCGCCAATAACACGGACTACCCCAAGGCGTACACCCGCAGGAGCCTCGCCCCGGGAATCGGGGAGGAAAATTTCAGGTGGGAGGATTTCACCGACATAAGGACCATAAAGGAACTTATGTCGGAGAACGGTCAACTCAGGGCTGAGATTAAACGCCTGCAGCCGGCACCGCTGGGAGTGGTGCAGATGTGGGCAGGGCGGGATGTGCCAGAGGGGTATCTGCTATGCAACGGGCAGGAACTGAGGACAACGGATTACCCGGAGCTGTCGGAGGTGCTCGGAACGGTATTCAACACGGCGGAGAGTGCCGGCGGAGTCAGGTACACCACGCGCAGCGGATATTTCCGCGTGCCGGACTTGCGCGGGAGGTTCGTTGTCGGTCAGCATGACAGCGACAATGACTACAGGACGTGCGGTGGCGCCGGCGGCTTGAAGGCGGTGGCACTCAAAACCGAACAGATACCATCCCATTGCCACAATTTCAAGGACTACTATTACGCAGAGGCAAGCGGGATCCTCAGCGGCAATTATGACGTGATCAGGACCAACGGTGGTGTGGGCAGCCGTTCCAGCGATGCGGATAATGACGGTCTGCCCTATTACAGGCACGACACGGATAAGACAGGTGATGGCTTGACGCATGAGAACCGCCCGCCTTACTATGTACTCGCCTACATAATGCGTGCAAGATAAGTTTAATGTTCAATAAAGACAAAATACAATGGCAATTAAGACCGCGGCTCATTTAAAAAGGAGGTTCCTCAGGGGGATGTATCCCACGGAGACTGATTTTGCAGACCTTATTGACAGTTACCGTCACATGCAAGACAAAATAAGTCTTACGGAGATCGGGGGCCTTGCGGAGGCGCTGAACGGGAAACTGGATTCCAGTGAGGCGAAACTTATTGAAAAAAGGGTGGATGGGCATGATGAAAGGATCAGGCAGTTACAGGCAACCCTGACAAGACAGTAAAAAACGATTACGGACATTAGTGAGTCATGTGACCGGCTGAATAATTTCAGGGCACTCGCCGATCCTGAAGTTGACCTGGACCTGTCACCGCATTCGCTTGAAGGCTTCGACTGGACTTCCGACAGGAGGCTGTGGATCAATGATGCATTCGACATAGCGGAAATGTCCTATGTCTTGGATTCTATGGAGGCGGAAAACCGGGACGCTCTGTCAGTCCCCGTGTTCCTGCATTCCGGAGGGACGGAAATTGCCCGCTTCCCCGCTGTGTTCACGAGGTGTCGGGAGGATGAAGAGTCATATTGGGACATGACGGGACATGCCGTGTTCGAGTACGGGGGATCACTGTGGAGCTTTATGCTTTCATCAGTGCCGGAAAATAGTGAAAGCGAGATTGAGCTTTTTAGGATAACGGCTCCAGCGGAGGGTGGAGGCATCACGGTTACCGTGGGCGACGATTTTCCCGAAGAGAAGGATCTTGGCTATACCTGTTTTTCCGGAACCGTGGACGATACGGTAATTGACACGGTCGGGACCGCTGCATTCAGGCATAAGGAAGGGCACATGT